GTAAGCAATGAGCGTGACTGGCAAGCCCCGAACATGCCTACTCCTCGAAACTTTTTACGACGCCCTGTTCTAAGAATTCCAATCAATAGTCCTTTGTATATCGGCAACTTGGCTGACTATGCAGGGTATGCAATCAACGATCCACAGGCCAAGCTTCCAGACAACGCAGGGGTGCCAAAGACTTATGGTCAAACTAGGCCGCCACAAAGAAGTACAGCCAAGCCGGGTCCCAGTTGGTACAAGATTTATACAGAGACAAGCAGGGATACAGGCCTGTTTCTTGATCTGGACATAGCTTTTCAAGGCGTTCGTCTGGGGTAAGCTATATTGTGCTAGTTGACTGAGTTTTATGGCTGAAACACGCGCAATCGACAAGCTGTGTGAAGCGTTCAGCGTTGAACAACGCAGCAGCTACACAATTAAAAGCGGTAAAGACGTCGTTCTTAAGCTGTATTGGAAGCCTTTGACGATTGCCGATCGCGATGCAATCAACAACTCGTTGAAAGCGCTGAACATTGGCGCGGCTGAGGACAACCTGGATTTTGCGATCCAAATGGTTATCCGCAAGGCAGAAGACGAAGCTGGCAACCGGATTTTTTCGGACGGCGACCGTGCCAAGATTCGCAACCGCCTGCCTTTAAGCATTGTGCTGGACATCATGTCCAAGATGCAGAGCATGGACGAGGTGGAAGAAGCGGACGATCTTAAAAGCGAGGATTGAGAAGGATCACTTCTTGTTCCTGCAGTTCTTCATTGCTGAAAAGCTAGGCATGACACTGGCTCAGCTTCGAGCCAGCATGTCAATGGAAGAGCTAGTTGCTTGGAGCGCGTACTGCTCGGTCAAGTCTGATCGAGAGCAGAAGGAGATCGAGCGGAGTCGTCAGCAGGCTCAACATCGTCGTGTGCGCTAACCTGAAGGCAATGTCTTCGGGTTAGTCGTGGCCGCTGAGTACGAAGTCAATATCAAGATCAATACTCAGCAGATCGAGCGAGAGCTTAAAAAGGTTGATAAGGCTGTAAATAACATTGGTAAAGGCAAGGGCGGAAAGAAACAGCCTATTCTTGCGTTGCCCAGCACGGAGATGCTGAATGCAACTGCAAGAAAAATACAAAGTCTTGATAAGGTAAATAGAAAAATAGCACTAAGGCAGCGGGAGATAAACAAGCAGACCAGAGATCAAGCATTAAGCATAAATACTCTTGTTAAAACACAAGAAAAACGTGCCCGTCTGCTGAACAAGATTAACGAAATGGAGGCGAAGGGCCTCAACGTCAGCAAGTTAAGAAAGCAGTTAGCAAAAGCAACAACTGAGCAAAGTAACAGGCGTTTTGGCAGCGCCGAGAAAGAGTTTCGAATCCTAGAAAAGAGCATTCGCTTAGAGCAGTCAAAACTGCGAATCCTTAAAGAGCAACGCAAGGGGTTTGCAGCTAGCCCGGTAGGCGGGACGCGCACAATGATGGGCTCTCCAGCTCAAATTGCTGCAGCTGCAAGAGCTGGCGGAGCAACTAGCCCAATTAGAGGTGGACTTGACTTTCCAGGATCGCCAGGATTTTTAGCTGGTGCAACGGCTTCTAGGACTCCTTTTGGCCCTAGTTTCCCGACTGGTGGAGCAGCGCTTCCGATCCGAGGCAGCATATCAATGCCTGGCTCTCCAATAGCAGTTCAAGCTGCTAAAGCAACAAACTTAAGAGCAGTCAAGGTTGAAGCGTCTTGGGCTAATGCGTTAGGAGAGCTGCAAGAAACAGCTGGAATGTTAAAAATAAAAGATACGAGAATAAAACAAAGTTGGAGCACGGCTTTAGCTGAATTAAATGAAACAGCTAGTTTGCTTCGAGTGCGTTCACAGCAAGCCAGCGCAGGGCTAACTGGTCAATCGTCACCGATTGGCGGCGCGACAAACATCCCAGGATCGCCAGCATTCTTGCGCAGGCAGCAACGCATTAAAACGCTTGAGCAGGTTGGTCTTGGCGCTGGTTTCCCACTGTTGTTTGGCGGTGGTGCAGGTTCAGTTATTGGCGGCGGCCTAGGCGGCCTGACCGGTTCTTTTGGAGCGCAGATTGCGTTTAGTGCAATCGGTCAACAAATTGATCAGTTTGTTGCAGGCATGGTTGACGCAGGCAAAGCGCTTACCAGTGTTGGTGGTGCGGCTGATTTTATGGCGGAGAAGAGCTTGTTTAGCTCTGACTCGATGCAGTTCCGCATTGAGAAGTTAATTGAAGAGGGCCAGGTCACTGAAGCGGCTGCCTTAATGACGCAGGAAATGGCCAAGCAGGTCGGCGGTAGTGGCCTCAAGGCGCTTAAGGATCTTGGTACTGAAGCCAGCAAGATGGGCAAGATATTTTCAACTTTGTTAATTCGTGTTCAAGCGTTTTTGGCAAGAGCGCTTACGCCTTTGCTCAAGTTAATCAATTCAGCTGTTGGCGGTTTGACGGCTCAAAGTCAGCTTGACCAAATGATTGCGGAAGCGGGCAGTTCTGAGCGAGGCGCAGCAATTTTGGCACGTTCAAAAGAACTGCGAGGAAACAGAGTTAGCGCAAGAACTGGTAAAACTCTCGGCCTTAAACAGCTAACTCCTGAAGTAATTGCACAGCTTCAAAAAGAATTTCCTGCAGTCATTCCAGGAGGTGCCGCTATCGAGCCAACCGAATTAGAAAGGCTTCGAGCTGCAGACAGTGGAGGGGGCAAAGCTGCAAGAGAAGAAGAACGACTGCAAAAACGTTTAGGCAAGCTTGAAGAGGAACGCAAAAAAGTTCTTGAAATTTCTCGTTTTAGGGACAGAATTGCTGCAGCAGAGGCAGCTGAAGACGATGAGCTTGTCATTCGGCTGCAGGGTGAGCAGCGAATAGCTGAAATTGAAGCTAACCGCTTGAAAGCTTTAGTTGGCATTACAGATCAACGTGAAATAGATGCTATCAACATTGGTAAAGCTACTGAAAAACTAGCTGCTCACCGGAATACAGAACGTGAACTAGGAGAGCTGCAACGTCAAAGACAGGAAAAATTTGAAGACATTATTGAAAATTTAGAGCATCAACTTAAGCTTGCTCAGGCCACAAGTGAAGAGGAAAGAGAGCGGCTTCGCATTGAAAAAGAGTTGCAAGAGCTAAGAGAAGGTGGAATGTCCGAATCACAACTTGGACAGGTTGGTGACTTGATGCGGCAAATATCTGCAGAAAATAGTCCTCTCAATCAATTTATCAAGCAGTCAGTTGAGAGTTTGAACAACCTTGAGCAGCACGCTGTTCAGGTGTCTCAAGGGATTGGCAATGCGATTGGCAATTCGCTTGTCAACGGGCTGCAGAACCTTGTTACCGGAGCGGAAAGCGTCAAAGAGGTTTTTGCCAATATGTTGAAAGCAGTTGCTGATGTATTGGCTCAGCAAGCTGCGCAAATGATTGCGACTTATGTCGCGATTGGTATTGCCCGTGCCTTTGCTGGATTTGGTGGTGGTGGAAAAGAATTAAACCTTGCTGGTGTTGAGCAGTATTCCGGCATTGGAGCTAACACGCCAGTTACTCCTCTTGCAGAAGGTGGTTACGTTTCAGGTCCAACTAACGCTTTGGTCGGAGAGGCCGGTGAACCTGAGTACGTTATCCCTGAGTCAAAAATGCGTGAAAGCATGGCGCGTTACTCGCGTGGTGCTCGCGGTTCTTCTGTTATTCCAGACTCTGGAGTTTCTGGAACGTCAAGCGAGGGTAGCGGAATAGCAATTGCCGCACCAATCGACGTTCGCTACACCGTTGAACGCATTAACAGCGTTGATTATGTGACTGCCGATCAGTTCCAACGTGGTCTGCAGCAAGCTGCGGCTCAAGGTGCAACACAAGGCGAGCAGCGTGCTTTGACTACTCTTAGGCAGAACACATCACAGCGCCGGAGGATTGGTCTCTGATGGCAGATCAAACGTTTGCTGTAACCGTTGTCGCTAGCACTGGCGGCAATCGTTATCGCTTTGATGGTGGCTCGTTGGATGCTGAAACGCTTGAGCTGACAGAAGGCAAGACGTACCGATTTACGCAGGAAGACGCCAGCAACTCAGGCCACCCGCTTCGATTTAGCACTACACCCGATGGCACTCATGGTGGTGGAACGGAGTACACAACAGGCGTAACGACTGCTGGAACGCCTGGCAGCTCAGGCGCTTATACAGAAATCACGGTTGCTTACAAAGCACCGCTGCTTTTTTATTACTGCACAAACCACTCCGGGATGGGTGGCGCTGCCAAGACTGTCGGGATTGAAGCCAGTGATGGAGGTCTTGCATTTGGTCACTATCTGACTTTGCGGTCACCTACGACTCTTGGCGACTTCAAGTTTCAGAACTACTGGGTCGGAGAAAACGCTGACTTCAACGGCACTGCTTTTGGCTTTCTGCCGTTTGCGTTTTCAGGCGTGACGATCACGAAGGCTGGCGACAATCAACCTGCAACGATCGCGTTTCCTAATAACGAGCTAAGTCGTCCTTTCGCGACGATTGCTGTGCAGGACGAGTATCTAGCCAACGTTCGCACTGTGTTGATCGACCCGAACGACAAAGACGGTTATACCTTGCTGAATCAGTACATCGGTCAGATCGTTAGCGCCAAGTGGGACAGCCAGTCGCTCACGCTAGAGATGGCATCAGTGTTTGATGCTGTTGGAGCGGACGTACCACGCAAGCGTTTGACGCGGCAGCTTGTTGGTCATTTGCCTTTGACTAGCAGCGTTCGAGTTGCGTGATTGATCTAATCGGCAGACCGTATCGCTTAGGTGCTGATGGCACTGGAGCGGACGGAGCAATCGACTGCATCCATTTGGTTTATGTGGTGTTGGAGCGGATGAACATTCCAACGCCTGAGTTTAGGGATGACTGGTATAACCAGAGTGTGAGGCAGTATGGGCGAGATTTATTGAAGTGGGGGAGTCGAATTGACCAGCCCGGTTACGATGGGGACGTGTTGCTGCTAGATCAGGCGGTCGCATGGTGCCCTATCGACGGAGTGTCGAACAGCCACTGCTTCCGTATGAAAAGCGGCTGATTGCAGCTTTTGGTTGTAGCGAGCAGGAATATCGACAGTTTGCAAATGAAGTAGAGCGTCGATACAAGGAACGCCCAGAAGATTTTGCACACATTCCTGACGTTAGAAACGAGGCAACAACGCTTGCGATTATCAGCCTTGCTATCAGTGTCATAAGCACTGCGGCTGCGCTTTTGCTTATGCCAAAGCCAAAGCAGCCTAAACAGATTGAGCAGCGTCAGCTTGGCAGCCGTCGCGGCAAAGATATTTATGCGCCTTCGTTTGGTTTTGACAGCCTTCAAGAGCTAGCTGAATACGGGCAAACCGTTCCAATCGCATTTACCCGTCGCGAAGGCGCGATTGATTCAACTGATCAAGACAACGATAAAGGCACAGGCGGTTTGCTGATTGCACCTGAACTGGTGTGGTCTCGCATGAAGAGTTGGGGCGGCTATCAAATCGCTGAGCTTGTGACTATTGCTGGTCAGGGCAACATGGCCAAGCCTGATCTTGCTGGCATTTTTCTTGGCAACAATGCTCTTGATGGCATTTACGAGGACTACTTTGATTTTTATTGGAACGGTGGTTTTGAAGCTCAAGGCACCGGCAGCCGCATTCGTGCTTACAACCTGCGTTATGGGAACCTAAAGATTGATGGAGATAGAGATAATCCTGGACTGTCTGGTGCCGATCAGGTATTTTATGCGCCGACTGGAGACGCATTGTCGCAACCTGCATTCTGTGGTGCGTTTACGCCGTCATCGCAAACACGTTTTGGCGTCTTCACTGGCGTTCCAAACGGCACACCTTTCAGGCCAAACTGGAAAATTATTTCGATTGTTAGAGGGCTAG